CGAACAGCAGCAGGCGCAGCAGCGCCAGGCCGAGCGGCAGCAGCGGCGCTGGGAAGAGCAGCGCGGCGCCATGGATCGCGGGTACGAAGCTCTGACTTTCACTGGCAAGGACGCGGCGCGCACGACGGTTGAGGACGCGTTCCCCGGCGAGCAGTACGCTTACCTCGTGAAGGCTGCCGGGGATAGGGCAGCGGCGTTCATCTACCTGCTCGGCAACAGCAAGGACCGTCGCGACAAGCTCGCCGCGATGGCGAAGGACGGCGATTGGGCGGAGTTCATCGCGACTGCCGCCAGAATGGCAACGGAGGTGAGAGTGGGCAAGGTAACGACGCGGCCGGAAACGAACCACAGCGCGAGCGGGCGCAGCGGGGGTGGGGCCGAAGCTGAGCGCAATAAGCGAGACGTGGAGGCTGCACGCCGCACTGGTGATCGTACCAAACTGATTTTTGGATGAGGTGAGGCGTGGACAACAGGCACAAGCAGTACGTGGACGAGCGCGATCCGAAGAATCCGTGGTTTACGGACGGCACCCTCGACATGGATCGCGTCGTCGGGGAAAATCCAGCTGGTGGGGGTGAATACCCCAAGATGCTGTATCGCGCGTCATCGACAGGCGAAAAGGTGCACGGTCATTTGGTCGAGACGGTCACGGTCGAGACGGAGGATGCCGAGGAAGCCTTGATGGTCGAGGGGTGGCGGCAGACGCCCGACAAGGCGTCCAAGGTTACTCCTCGTGTTGATGCTGTTGATCTGGAAGAAGCTCAGGCGCCGCGTCGTGGCCCTGGACGGCCCCCCAAAAATCTTCTTGCGACCGATGGTCACGTATAGTACTTAATCCGACAGCCATCGGCTTCCAGGGTGCCGCGAACTCCTGCGTACCGGCGATTTGAGCAACGCTCTCGTCCTACGCAGGAGTCTCGCATATGCCGTTTTTGAAGTCTGAGGAAATCGCGTTCGACAAGCCCATCAAGGCGGCTTTCTCGGACGGGCTGGTCATGAACGAGGTGGTCGAGAAGGCCCCCGCCATGTCGAACCAGCAGATGGAACGTCAGGACGACACGCTTTGGCGCCCTGTTCCATACATTAGCCGCGTCAACAGCGGCCTCGATCAAACGGGCAACTTCTCCGGGAAGACGCAGCTCGCCGTGCCGGCGCGCGTCGGCTTCAAGGAAAACGTCACCCTGGAACTGACCGCGACCGAGATGCGCGATCCGGTGCAGCTTACCCGCATTGCTACCAGCGCCATGCAGGGTCTAGCATCGTCGGTGAACTACAACATCTTCAACGTCGCGGCGCTGATGGGATCGGTATTCGTCGCGCGGCCGAACGCTGCCACCGGCTTCGATGACATTTCGGAGGCCAACGCGACCTTCACCGAACGTGGTATCGGGCCGACCGCTGGCGAGCGCGCCTTCATTGCCGCGCCCCGTGCTATGAACGGCATCGCCGGGAATATGGCGGCGCGCGGCACCGTGGGCGATATGGTCAGCAAGGCTTACCGTGACGCTTACGTGGACCGGGTAGCCGGGTTCGATGTGATCGCTGGCGAGTACAGCTTCCAGCTCGCGGCCGCGGCCGGCGGTAACATCACCATCGCGGGCGCTAATCAGTTCTACGTTCCGCGCGCCATGAGCACGGCCACGACGGGCGAGCAGTCGCCGGTGGACAATCGCTTTCAGACGCTGGCCGTGTCGTCTAGCGCTGGCGTCAAGGCGGGCGACGCGTTCACCATCGCCGGCGTGTTCGCGGTGCATGGCATCACCAAGCGCAGCACCAATACGCTCAAGACGTTCCGCGTCGTGGCGCTCGGCTCCGTGGCGAACACTGTCATCATCACCCCGCCCATCATCTCGGCGGGCGGCGGCACCAAGGCCGAGCTCGACAATATGAATGTCGCGGCGGCACCGGCGGCTGGCGCGGCCATTACGTGGCTCAACAAGGTCAGCGCGAACGTCTCGCCCTTCCTGTGCAAGGGTGCCGTGGAACTGATGCCGGCGGATATCGCGCCTGATCCGGCGGACGGCTGGAACATTCAGAAGGCGACGACGCCTCAGGGCCTCACCGTCACCTACGCGCGGCAGGGCGACATCAACACGTACAAGACCAAGGTACGCTGGGACGTGTCCTACGGCGTTACCGCGCTCGCGACCGAGATGATGGGCGCGATGGTCTTCAACCAGGGCAACTGATGGAGCGGATGATGAGCAAGGCAGATATGATCGAAGCCGCGCAGCGCCGCATCAACGGTGGCTATTCGGTAACGCCCGAGCACAGCGGTCTGACCGACGACGGACGCCCCATGCCAATCGAGCGGCAGTTGCTTGGCGGCGGTATGGTGGTGGACCGCGACACGCTCAAGGCGCAGTCCGAGCCGCAGTACGACGAGGTGTCGGTGTTCTCGCCCGAGCGGCCGGCCATCGAGGCTCAGCGCGAGGCTGCGGCCAAGACGGCGCGCGACGTGCAGAAGGATGCCGAAGCTGCTGAGAAGGCTCGGCCTGCCTCCGAGCGTGGCACGCAGCCGCCGCGTGAAGACGACAAGCCCGACGATCAGCCGGCGATCTGAACTAGGGTCGGGGCCACGGCCCCGCCTCGCTTGCGCGGAGCATCAGCGTGGACGTAGGCGCTTATCTCAAAGACCCAGTGACTGGGAACCCCTATAGGGCGTTAGGCGCGTCGGGCCAGCAGAGTTCTGCAAACAGTACATCTGTTGCCCCTGCGTCTGACGCAACGTTCCCGACCCGCTACGCGCCGCGCAACAAGGCGCAGAGCACAGTCTTGAACGTTGGCACATCGCCGGTTGACCTGTTTCCTGCGAATGCGGCCCGCACGAAGCTGGTAATTCAGAACCTCAGCACCGCGGCCGATCCCCTGCATATCAACGTGGGCGCGAACGCAACCACCGGCGCGGGCTCGCTGAGAATTGCCAGTGGCGCCACGCTGGAGTTGACCGGTCCTGTGGAGCGGGTGTCAGCGATTGCGACGATCGCGGCGCTCGCAATAACGGCCTGGGAGTTCTAGCGATGCCGATCTTCGGCGTGACCGTAGAGCAGGTGGTGGCGCTGATCGCCGAGCGTGCGGCGGCCACGCTGGTGGTGCCTGGCACGCTGTCGCTAGACGATCTGCTCGCCAACTATCCCGCCAGTGCAGATATGACGGGCAAGTACGCGCGGGTCAGCAACCTGTTCGGCAACACGGACGAGGTGCTGCGCTGCCGATATGACGGCGTGGCCTATCGATGGGTGCCTCAGCGGCAGGAGGGCAACATGACCCTTAACGCGCCGTCCGGCACCACCATCGTCCGGCCGCTTTACTCACCCCCTACAGTGCGGGTCACGGGGACCATTACGGGCACGGCGAGTATTCAGCCGGCGACCGCGAACGCGTGGATCGGTCAACGCCTGCGCGTCATCATGGCGGGTGCGCTCGGCCTGGGTGCCGGGCTGAGCATCACCGATGTAACGGGCGGTGCCGTGCCGCTGATAGCCGGCGGCGTGAAGGACATTGAGTACGGCCCGACCGGCTGGTTCCTGGCAGCGTAGGAGAGCGACGTGGCAAGCGCACCCGATACCGACCCCGTGATCCGCGTCGAGTGTCTGACGCAGTTCGACCCTCCGTACATCCTCGTCGTGGTGGCCGGCGCCCCGCTGATCTACGCGCCCAAGCCGGTCTATGACATGGCACGCGCGTCGCTCAACCTGCCCGACTATGTGTGCGAGGGGCGCACGGTAGGCGACTGATGCGCCGCTCAATCCTCAACCTCGGCGAGCCTGACTACGCCGGTCAGATATACCAGCTAGGTCAGCGGGTCGCGAGCGTAGAGGTTCGCTTTGCACCTATCGAGAGCGCCCAAGCTACCTACGACGCACGATTAAGCGCCGTCGAGCGTAACGGCGGCGGGGGCGGCACAGCCGGCGTTTCATCGTTCAACAATCGCTCTGGCGCGGTTACGCTGTCCTCTGCGGACGTGTCCAACGTCCTTGATAGCGATCTTAATTCAATCGCTGCGCTCTCGACTACCAACTTCGGGCGTAGTCTGCTCACGCTGGCCGACCAGATGGGGGGGCGCGCCGCCTTCGGGCTCGGAACAGCCGCTCTGGCAACAGCAGGTAACGCGGGTGGGAACGTGCCCGTATTGGACGGCGCGGGCAAGTTGCCTACGGGCATTCTCCCGGCCGTAGCCGTGACCGATACGTTCGTCGTCAACAGCCAAGCGGCCATGCTCGCGCTGTCAGCCGAGCGCGGCGACGTGGCGATCCGAACCGACCTATCTAAGTCCTTCATTCTGGCGACCGACAGTCCTTCGACGCTGGCCGACTGGAAGGAGTTGCTGACACCTGCCGATGCGGTGGCATCGGTGGCGGGGCTGACCGGCTCCATCGGCGCAGCCGCGCTGCGATCGGCTCTGTCGCTGGTGATCGGCACCGACGTACAGGCGCAGGACGCGGACCTACAGGCCATCGCGGCGCTGACAACGACGGCGTTCGGTCGCGACTACCTCACGCTCACAGACGCTGCTGGAGCCCGAGCCAAAGCGGGATCGGCAGCCGTCACCGAACTTTCCCAGTCGCTCAACTTCACGTCCGACGCTGTAGCCCTGATCCCCGCCCGCGTCGCCATGACGATCGCGCAGGGCAATGCGCCGCTCGGCACGGGCTCTGTGGCCTACGCTGCTTCCACGGCTGCGGCACCGGGCACGTTCAACACCGTCTCGCTGCCGGCCGCGCTTCAGGCGGGCTCCTGGCTACGCGTGACGGCCTCCGGTGTTACTGGGGGGGCTACGGCTCCGTTGGCGCTGGACCTGTACCGGAGCGCCTGATGCTGCTTCGCGCGCCGTACCCGACAGCCGCTGCTGCTACAGCCTGGACGCCGGCCAATCTGCCAGCGGGAGCCTTGCAGGGCTGGTGGGACGCACGCGAGACAAGCACGGTCACCGTGTCGGGCGGCAAGGTGTCGTCTATCGCGGGCCGGAACGGTACGCCCGCGCTAACGCAGGCCACCGCGGCCGCGCAGCCGTCCTATCCCGGTAATATCAATGGCCGCTCGGCCGTCGCTTTCAGTGGCGCGCAGGGCTTGTCGGTCAGCCAGAATACGACTGGGGTAGCCGTCACTGTCATGTGCGTGGTCTGGATGCAGAACGCCGGGGACTCGTATGGGCGTATCTACTCGGTAGCCAATGGCGGAGCGGAGGACTTCAACAATCAAACGTCCTTCTCAACAACGCGCTTCAATGGTACCTCTGACTTGTTTTTCGCACGTAACAACGTCTTCAAGCAGGTTCCTTTTGGATACGATAATGCCGGAATCATTGCTACTATCTACGACGGCGCTAACGGGGTATTCTACACGAATGGAACCGTAGCAGCTACACAAGCTGAAACCTCATTGCTCAATTCTAACATGCTCTCGGTTGGCCGCGGCGTGAACGGCAACGACCGCTGGGCCGGCATGTTCGGCGAAATGGTCAAGACCAACACCGCGCTTAGCACCAATGACCGGCAGAAACTGGAGGGGTACTTGGCGCACGGCTGGGGCACGCAGGCGATGCTCCCAGCCGGCCATCCCTACCGCAACTCCCCGCCCACGGTCTGACAGGATAGCAACATGGCCTCCAAAGCTCCCACCGCTGCTGAGAAGCTAACAGCCAACGACACCGCGAACCTGCGGTGGGCGTGCCTGATCCGCTGCGATCGAAATGAGATCGACGCGGAGAGGGTGCTGGAGCGCGCCCGCAAGTTCGAAGCCTATGTGAAGGGCGGGTAAGTGACCACCCGCGACGCTCTCTTTCGCCGCACCCTATCGCGGCTCGGCTTCGGCGACTACTCGTTCGACACCGACCCCGACACGCGCGCGCTTCTCCGCGATGCGCTGGACGGGATGATGGCCGAGTGGGCGGTACAGGACGTGGTGCTAAGCTACGTGCCGAGCGAGGACGACGACAACGACGCGGCCGACACGGGGTTGCCGGACTGGTGCGTCGAGGCGGTGAGTGCCAATCTCGCTTGTCGAGTAGCAGCGGACGTGTCCAAGGTGCCCGGTCCAGGCCTGATAGCGGCGGCCAAGCGCGGCTATGATCTTTGCGTGACACAGCAGACGCAGGCGCCGCGGATGAAGGCGGCTTACCCAACGGTACGCGGTGGGGGCTACTGGACCGGTTATAGGCGCTGGCCATGACGCAGGTGCCGATCCTATCCGGCATTGTCGCGGAGTTTGGCCCCGGTCTAGAGCGTAGCTTGCCCGTTAACCTGTTCCCGATTGCGGAGCCGGGCGACGGCAGCGGAACGGGGATCAGCCGCGGTTATCTGGCACTCGCGTCGGGGGCAGTGCGGACCGCTGAGGCGACAGGTGCCAGCCGCGGTGCCGCCCTGTTCGGCAGCGTACAAGTACGCGTGTTCGGCGACGGCTTCTACACCGTGACGGAGGGCAAACCAACACGCGTCGGAACAGTGGCAACCAATGGGCTGCCTGCGTCTTTCGCCGAAGGTTTCGGGCGCATCGGCATCGCCTCGGGAAATAAGCTTTACTACTGGGATGGCACGGGTTTGATGGCCGTCACGGACGAGGATTTGGGCAACGCGCTGTCGGTGACCTGGCTCGACAGCTACTTTGTCACGACGGACGGTACGTCGTTGGTGGCGACCGACCTAGCGGACCCAACCAGCATCAATCCGCTGCGCTACGGATCGTCGGAGGCCGATCCCGACCCGGTGCTGGCGGTGCACGCGCTGCGCGGCGAACTGTACGCCCTCAACCGCTACAGCATCGAGAAGTTCGTCAACGCGGGAGCGCAGGGCAATGGCAACGTATGGCCGTTTCAGCGGTCCCGCGGGTCGCAGATACCCAAGGGTGTCGTAGGATCGCACGCTTGGGCTGACTTTGCCGAGACATTCGCGTTCTGCGGCTCGGCTCGCAACGAGGCACCGCGTATCTACCTGGCAGGGGCCGGGCAAGCTATCGGCATCAGTCCCCGCACGGTTGACGATGCACTCGGGCGTCTGACCGACGTGCAGCTCGGCGCCGTGGAACTTGAGACAGTCAATGTTTCCGGTCAGCTACGCCTCTACGTGCATCTGCCTGATCGAACCTACGTCTATCACTACGCCGCCTCCAACCTGCTGGACGTGCCGGTGTGGAGCGTGCTGCGCGGCGGCAGTGCCGGCGATCAAGGCTATGCACTTCGCCATTTCCTTCTATCGGGTGGCGAATGGTGGGCAGGCGCCGCCAATGCCCTCGCGCGCGTCGATGATACACGCGCCGACGTGCTAGGCGAGGCGATCTCCTACCGTTTCGACACGCCGCTGCTCTACAATGAGGGCCGGGTAGCGTTCGTGCCTATGCTGGAACTCGTACCGCTAGGCTCCGGTGCCGGGCCGGTGGCGTTGTCGTGGACCGACGATGAAGTGACGTGGAGTCAGCCCCGGTTCTGCGGTACAGGCGCGAGGGGGCGTCGCGATGCGCGACCGGCTTGGCTCCGTCTAGGTCGCATACGATCTTGGCGCGGTTACCGCTTCGAGGGCCGCGCGACTGCGCCGGTCGGGTTCGCCCGGCTGGACGCGACGTTGGAGGCGGGTGCCTGACGTGCGTAGCAACTACACAATTCTCAACGATCGAGAGATTGCGGGCACCGGGCTGGGCACGTCGCCGGCCGCCGTGCGCGCGTTCGCTGACCTGCAGGACGCCGTGTACCAGGATCAGCCCGGCGACACGGCGGCCGTACAGGAGGCGGCCACAGCGGCGCAGGGAGCGGCGGACGCGGCGGGTACGGCGGCGGCCGGAGCGCAGGAGAGTGCCGATGCGGCTAGTGACCAAGCGATGGCGGCGCGCAAGCGGGCGGACGATGCTTATGCCCTAGCAGACACAAAGGTCTCTAAGAATGTAGGACCGACTTGGACGGCACCTACCGCGCCGCAGATACGTACGGCTGTCGCCGACTATAGCGGCACCGCGTCGGCAACGTACACGCAGGCAGAGGTACAGACGCTCATGGATCGGGTACAAGCCCTTACCCGACAAGTGGCCGCGCTGGTGACGGACGGCCGCGGCAACGGGAGCCTGCGCGCCTCCTGATGCTCGCGGTGAGGCCAACGACGGACGCTTCGGCTGTTAACGCCGTCCTTCATCACCCCGCTATCGCTAGCAAGCTACACACCGATGACCGCGAACCCGGCTACGTAGAGCATCCAGCGCTCACGACGTATCTGGCAACAATCGATGACGCAGCGGCAGGCGTGTTTCTCGCCATCAGGCTATCACGGTGGGAAGTCGAGGCGCACGTCGCCATCCTGCCAAGCTATGTGCGCCGCGCGCGCGATCTATGTCGGCTGTTTCTCAAGCAAGCATTCGCACCTTCCGACGTGCAGCGCGTGACGGCTCCTGTACTCGCTACGTTACCGAGTGCGGCCAATCTGTGCCGGCGACTAGGCTTCCTAGACGAAGGCGTGCGGCGCGCGGCGTGCCGAATAAACGGTTATCCGGTCGATGTTCTGCAACTCGGCTTGACGCGCAACGATTTCTGTGTCTAGCTGATCCGTGCCGCGTAGTAGCGCCGTCCGGGAGCGCACCCTAGCATCTAGGTTACGCGCGGCTTGTCGTTTATCGGAAACCTCGTAGGCGACGTACTCGGCGGCGTGACCGGCGCCAAGCAGGGTGCTAAGGCTGCGGGACAGGCAGCGCAGACACAGGCGGCGGCGGCTGACCGCGCCATCGCTGAGGCTCGTGCGGCGCGAACCGATGCTGCCGCCCTCCAGGAGCCGTTCGTTCAGGCTGGGCGGTCCGCTCTGGCGCAACAGATGGCCTTGATCGGCCTAAACGGCACGACGGCGCAGCAGGACGCCATTGGCGCTCTGACGACCTCACCCGAATACACCGGCGCTGTCCAGCAGGGAGAGGAGGCAATCCTCGCCAACGCCAGCGCGACCGGCGGCTTGCGCGGCGGCAACACCAACAACAGCTTGGCCCGCGTCCGAGGTGACCTGTTGCAGCAATTGATCGCGCAGAAATACAACCAGTTCGGCGGGCTCGTATCGCTCGGGCAGAACGCGGCGGCCGGCGTCGGCAACAACGGGCTCGTTACGGCGCAGAATATCGGGCGACAGTTGACCGAGCAGGGCGAGGCCATCGCAGGAGGGCAGATCGCCAGAGGCAACGTTACAGCGAACGCGATCAATACGGCAGTGCGGATCGCCGGCACGGTAGCGGGGTTCTAATGGGTCAGCCGATCAACTACGACGCGCTTCTGACACAGCTTGACTTCTCGCCCTTGGTGCAGGGTCTCCAGCTTCGCCAGGCTAACAAGGCGCGCCAAGCGGCGGTGCAGCTCGCGCGCGACAAGTTCACGCTGGATCAGCAGCAGGACGCCGAGTACATTCAGGCTGTCAACGATTACCGTGCCGACCCCTCGGCCGAGCGGCTGCGCGACCTCTCCATCCGCTTCCCCGACAAGCAGGAAGCGTTGAGCAAGGCGGCGGATAGCTACGATGCGGGCGCCAAGCGCAACCTCGTGGAGGCCGCGTCGTCCGCGCTGGGTGCACTGGCCGCCAACAAGCCGGATGCCGCTATCGGAGTGCTTGAGCGTCGCCGCGCGGGTTTGAAGAATAGCAACGTGGACACGACGCAGACGGACCAGGCCATCGCCCTTATCCGCTCGGGCGATACGACGGGCGCGCGGGCTATGCTGTCCTATGCGCTGTCGGGTCTGGTGGGAGGTGAGCATACCGCGTCCATGCTCGACACGCTGGGCTACGGCGGCAAGGCAGAAGAGCGCGCGGCGGACCGGGCGTTCAAGGATCGTCAGCAGAGCGAGACGGAGCGACACAACCGCGCGACCGAGGGCACGGCCAACGCCCGCGTGGCGGTGAGCGCGAAGAAGGGGGCGGGCAAGAGCAAGGGGAGCGGCAAGGGTAAGCTCCCGGCCGGCTTCATTCTCGACTGATGGCAGTAGGTGATTTCCCCGAGGGCGCTACCGCCACGCACAAGGACGGTCGCAAGATCGTGTTCCGCGATGGTGAGTGGCGCGTGGCGCAGGGCGCGACCCCACCCGCCACGGCCAAGGATACTGCTGCTCGCACGGCTTCTACTGGAGCAGCCGATGCTTTAGCGCAGCAGCTCAGCCGCGTGCAGCAGCTCTATCGCGACAACGTGAGCGGTGTGTCGTTTGCAGATACAGGCCTGACGCCGGCCGCTGCGCAGTTCGATAGCGCTGCTGCGGGACTCGGCGATCAGGCACTGGCGGCCTTTCGCGTCCCCGGCTCCGGTGCGCAGTCCGACACTGAGCTTAAGGCCTTTGTCGCAGCTAATCAGCCTCTTGCGACCGATTATGACGCTCGTATCGAAGAGAAGCTGCGCAACATCCGCACTCGCTTGGATGCCCGGCGTAAGTCGCTCGGGTTGCCTGAGTGGGATTACGATACGGGCAAAGCGAAGGGAGGTGATCCAGCATCTACGGCGGCGGGGGCGGCTGGTGGAAACGGTCAGCCCCCGTCCGGTGCCGCGCCCAACCCTTTCGACGGTGGGGCACCGCCGCAGAATCGTGCAGCCGGCGGGAGTGTTGAGTTCACTGGCGAGGGCGCGCAGATGCAGGCAAACGCCCTGCGCCTGTCCGATGAGCAGTTCGCCACTTTCCAGAGCCTCGCGCAGTCGGGAGCCAACGCGGATCAGTTGGCGGGCGCTGTCGCGGCTTTCGGTCGCCCCGTCGATGCCGAGAGCCGGAAGAACCTAGAAGGTATCGCCGCCTTCTATGCGAAGCCGGAGAACCGCGGTACGCCTCTGGGTGTCGATTACCGACGCGATGAGGTGCAGGCGGTTGACCCTGGCGACGGTGCTGCCGGTGCGGCGGCGCGCGGAGCGGGTAACGTCCTCACCTCCGGTTTGCTGGACGAGGTAGGCGCCTTAGCCGACGTGGTTACGCAGGGCGGTGAGTACGCCGACAATCTTGATCGTCGCCGCGGCATGGAGCTGTACGACGAGCAGAACAACGGCGGCGCTCGCCTTGCGGGTCAGCTAGTTGGCGGCCTGCCTCTTAGCTTGCTTGGCGGTGGATCGGCGCAGGCAGCGGCTCGGGCGGCAGGTATGACGGCCCTGCGCGGTGGTGAGGCGCCGGCGGCGGCCAGAGCCATCGCCAACCGCGTTCTCGCTACTCGCGTTGCGCTAGAGTCCGGCGGCTTCGGTGCGGCCTACGGCTTCGGTGATGCCGATGGCGGCCTGGGCGAGCGCGCGGTCGGTGCAGGTGTAGGCGGCGTCACGGGCGCGGTGCTGGGCGGAGCAGGGGCCTATGCCGGCGGTCGGTTCGCGCGGAAGTTGGCTGAGCGGGGGCGGGGGGCTTCATCCGGACCGACCGAGGCGCAGGCGTTCGGAGAGGCGGCCGCTAGGCGCAACGTCGCCTACCTGCCAGCCGATGTTCCTGGCGCGACTGCAACTAGGCTGGCTAGCGGACTGTCGAACGTCAGCCTCGGTAGCATACCGCTGTCCGAAGCCGCGCAGGGCGCCATTCGGACCGCTGAGCGCGCAAAGGATGCGGTTGCGCGCGGGATTGGGACCATCGGGGATGCTACCAGCGCAGGGCAGGCGGTGCAGCGAGGAGCGCGGTCGTTCATCGGTTCGACTAAGACGCGTGGTGAGGATTTGTATCAAGCTATTCCAATCGCTGGCGGAACTGACGCAAATGTCTCTAGTACACGAGCGGCGTTGGCGGACCTAACAGCCGGTTTAGAGAGCAATCCGCGGCTGTCTGCCCTAGTTGAGGACTCGCGCCTGAAGGCCTTCGCCGATGCCTTAACGCCTATTGAGAACGTGGTCGGGCCTCTGCCGCGGCGAGGCGTTGCACCGGCATTCTTAGGAGCGGACGGAAAGGTCTATGCAGGCCGGATTGGGGAGCAGCATTTCTCAGCAGTATCACCGGAGGCACGAGCGGCGGGAATTGATGGTGTTGGCTTCGTGGATAAGGACGGGCGTTTTCTAAACAGGCAAGAGGCACTTGAATACGTTAATTCCACTGGCGAGCGCATCAAGCCGAGTGCAAACATGGAGGGCGAGTTGGATGCCCTAGACTACCGGCAGCAATCCAAGTTCGCGCGCACCGACAAGCCAGTCGGCAATGGAGCTCTGTCGTGGCAAGACCTGAAGTCTTTTCGCACATACGTCGGCGAGAAACTAGGCGGGCCAGAGTTGCAGTCCGACACCTCTCGTACTGCGCTTAAGGCTCTATACAGCGCGCTCAGCGCCGATATGGAAGCGACGGCAGCGGCGCAGGGGCCGCAGGCGCTTAACGCGTTCAAGCGCGCGAACAGCTTCTGGCGAGCGAGGCAGGCACGTGTCGAGAACGTGCTGTCCGACGTACTAGGTACGGACTTGAACAAGTCGCCCGACGCTGCTTTCCGTCATATTCAGTCGCTTGCGGTGGAGAAGTCAGGCGATCCGCTCAAGCTTGGCCGACTGATCCGGTCGTTGCCGGAGGACGAGGCAAATACGGTGCGCGCTACCGTGCTAGATCGCCTCGGATTGGCGAGCGCCGGTCGCCAGGATGCCTCTCAGGAACTCTACTCACCAGCGGAGTTCATGACGCAGTGGTCGAAGCTTAGTCCGCGGGCCAAAGCCATCCTCTTCGGCGGCGAGCATCGACAGGCGCTTGACGACCTCGTGCTTATCGCGGACGGGATGAAGGGGTCTAGCCAGTTCGCCAACACCTCGCGTACGTCACTCGGCACAAACGCGTTGGCGACAATCGGCACGTTCTGGGTCAACCCCCTTCTAGGTATCGCTTCGGTGGGCGGGCAGCTTGGCGCCGGGAAACTGCTCGCCAATCAGTCCTTCGCTCGCTGGCTAGCCCGTGCGCCGAAGAAGCCGAACATCAAGGCGCAACGCGCCTATGTCGAGCGCCTAACGTCCATTGCCCGCGCCGAGCCGGCCATCGCGAACGACGTTCTCGCGCTGCAACAGCGGCTGGTGGACGCGTTCGGGTCCGCGCCGACACGACTCGCAGCGGATGAACGCCGCGACCATCGCGCACCCGTCAATCGGCAGGGCAGTCAGCAGCGCGGCGGACAGCAGGAGGCGCGTCCATGACCGCACGCACGGAGCATAGCCGCGATGGCGATTGAGGCATACCCGGTTTTTGTGGACCTAGACGGGACCGCGCTCGAAGGCGGTTCGGTGTACTTGGGTGCGCCCAACAGCGACCCCGAAGCCGCGCCGGTCAACCTGTTCTACGACGCAGCCCTGCTGATCGCCGCGCCAAATCCTCTAACCGTTTCTGGCGGCGTCATTGTGCGCGATGGCGCACCAGCGAATGTGTACGCGGCTGATCAGTTCTACTCCATTCGTGTGCGCAGCCGTAGTGGGCGTGTCGTCTGGTACAAGCCGGTAGCGGGCGGGACGGGCGCATCCACGCGGCTAAACTTCCCGGTGGCAGGCGGTCCTCCCGGTGATGGCGGCCCCGCAGGCCCCGCCGACAACACCTACACCACCCTAGCCGCGCTGCTGGCGTCCGATCCCTCGCGCAAGTCGGCGCGACTGGTGCCCGGTCCTGGCGAGACGGCGCCGGCCGGTAACTTCTCCAACCCGACCGGCGTGGCAGGCGCCTGGGTGCGGCAGGAAGCGGTGGGGGTGGCCTGGACACCCACAATCGCCAACGCGGCGACGCGCCCTGTCGCCGACGTGCTGTACACGATGGGCATCAGCCCGCGTAAGTACGGCGCCAAGGGGGACGCGGCGGCCGACGAGTCCACGGCCGTGCAGCGTGCGATAGACGAGTGCCTGTCCTTTAACCCGCCCGCTCCGCTGCGGGTGGACGGCTATTTCCGCATCGACAAGCCGCTCGTCATCAACCGCCCGGTCAACTCGTCACTGTCGTGGTGGGAGGTGGTGGGCACTGGCCTCAACGCCGGGTTCCTCGTCGTCGGCGACGTGAATATGTTCGACACGACGATCAGCTACAACGGGTCCATGCCCGTAGCCGGCGAGTTCGTCGTGCGCGGTCTGAACCTCGTTGCCAGCACGCCGACGCAAGCCTCGCAGACGTTCACGACGGGCAAGTTCGTCAACGTCGTGTTTGACACCTGCACCTGGGTCAACCTCAAGCTGATGGGCACGCCGCTCTACGCGCAGGGCATCCGCATAAAGGGCTGCCGCGCCTACTATTGGCAGGGGCGGTTTTGGGAGTCTGGCGGGGCCTACGACTGCAAGGTGGAGGATTTCCGCACCAAGTTCGGCGGCGATGTGTTTCGGTGGTTCTCCGCGTCCTACCCCGTCCTGCGCGCCAAGATCGCCGACTGCGCGTTCGAGGGTACGGGGGCCATCTTCCGGGGCTCGGGTATCTCGCAGCTGGCCTTCAAGGACAACTACTGCGAATATAATAACGCGGCGGCGCTGGACTTCTCGACGGGGGGCAGGGCTAACAGCGCTGTCTCGGTCAAGGACAACATCTTTGTGCCGCTCGACGGGCAGCTAGCGGACGCGTCATTCTACGAGATCACTTGGGGCGCCACCCTTCGGGCGTTCTCACAAGGCAACCTCTGCCTCGCCCGGATGCACGACACCGCGGGAATGACGGGCTCTAACCTGCTGGAGATACACGGCGACGTGGCCGGAGTGGAGCTGTGGCGTGGGTTCAAGACCGGGCTTACCAACAGTGCGTTTGCGGGCATCGGCAACGTGCAGTTCACCGACACCGACTTCGGGTTGGTCACCGCCCGCGGCAGCCAGTGGAGTAGCACGCGCGCGGGTCGGTTCGGCAAGGGCGAAGCATATGGTCCCGGAGAAATTCAGAACGGCGCCCTAGTGCCGGAGTACCGCTTCCGCTCGACGGTGGACCCCGTGAGCAATCCCGGCGGCTACGACAACCCGTACTGGACCAAGGGCACGCGGATTGACCGTTACCCCGCAGCAGCCGGGGAGCCTGAGTATCACCTGTGCACCGTGTCTGGCCGTGTGACAGACGGTGGGCAGTTCCGAACGAGGGTAGCGGCATGAGCAAGCCTACGATGGCCTCCCCTTGGACCGAGCTGCCGGGCGACAGCGCGACCATGCGCCAGCTTAAGGCGATGCGGCGCGCGATGGACGAGGCACCCGACGAACACGAGCGCGGCCGGATCGGCGGGCAGCTCACCGAATGGATCGACAGCATTAGCGAACCGGGCGCTACCCCGGCTGGAGGTGAGGGATGAACGACGTGCTTAAGAAAGTGCTAGGCGCGTTGACGCCGGCACAGCTGGCAGAGACGGTCGCGCGGATCGCACATGGGACCGGCGGGGGCGTCTCGACGCAGGACAGCGGCGGACATGCTCCGACACCACCCCCACCTCCGCCTGAACCGCCGATCGAGCCGCCGAAGCCGTAAAGCACGTTATGAGCATCCCGCTACTGTCCACGATCTTGGCCCTACTGGCGTGGGGTGCGCTCGCTCGCGACCGAGATCGGACAGTGGCGGGTGCTGCTCTCCTAGCGAACTTGCTGTTATGCTGGGGTTTATGGAGGCTGACTGACAATCCGGCCGATCCGAACGATGGCTTTGACCCGCTCGGTTTGTTCGCGATCGACTTTACAACGGCGGTCTTGTTGGCGGTTGCCACGCGTAGTCGTCCGCCGCTAGTGATCTCGTTTATCTACGCAATACAATGTGTTATGCATTGCGCTGTGTGCGCGCTAGGTGAGGTTAGTAACAAGCATAACTACGCCGTTGGCCTAGAGGTGCTTGCGTGGGCGCAGGCGATTTATCTCGGGGGCTGGGGTGGATATCTCTCTTATCGACGCGCTTTCCAGTCTGATAATAGTAGCGATGATCCGGAAGCTAACCGGGTTTCTGCTGCAACAATGGCATGCCCGAGTGACCGTCCGTGATTGAGTGGATTCTAGCTGCCACTGCGGTGAACGCGGAAGTGCAAGGGCTAGAAATGGCCCGCGAAGGCGCGCGCATGGCGGGCAAGTTCTCCCCGGTCAATACCGCCCTGCTGACCGTGGCTATCGGCCTACTGGGCATGATACTCAATTATCTGTATAAGAACCGGAAGCTAACTACAGAGGTCAACGGCGAGTTACGGCAAGAGTTCATCGCCGAAATGCACGCGCTGCGCGATCAGGTTGGCGGTCTCCGGGATGACAACGACACCTTGCGTAGCGAGGTGCGAAACCTGCGGCGCGAGAACGATCAGCTACGCGACGAGGTGCGAGGATTGCACGGAGTCATCGACGGATTGAGGCGCGGCACGATGCAGGCCGCGATGAGCGCGGAGCGGGTCATGGCGTCCGAGCTACCTCTATCGAACGCCATGCAACGCGCCGTCGCGACGCTGGACGGACTATCGAACAGCACGGTGCTGCCGGTGCAAGGCACTGCCCGAGGAAACGTAGAAGGGGACGCAAAGCCGTGACCACGTTGGTTCGCATCCAGCAGCGCGTCGGCGTCCCTGTGGACGGTAAATGGGGCCCGGCTACGGCGGAAGCGATCTGGAGGGCGCTTGGACCGCAGAAGACCACCGCTCTTGCTCAGCCGGCAGCTTTCTATGCCTACGTGCGGGCGGGGCAGCTTCTAGGGCCTACCTTGTCACCGGGCGAGGTTGAAGGCTGTGATGCCATCCTGACCGCGTGCGGGCGCGATGCGTGGCCCATTGGCTTCGTCGCCTACGCGCTGGCGACCGCTTACCACGAGACGGCCGGCACGATGCAGCCGATCCACGAGTTAGGCGGCCCGACCTACCTGCGCCGAATGTACGATATCCAAGGCGCTCGCCCTGCGAAAGCGCGTGAGTTGGGCAACCTGACCCCCGGTGACGGCGTGCGCTACGCCGGTCGTGGCTACGTCCAGCTTACCGGCAGGACCAACTATGATAAAGCGGGCCAGGCGCTCGGCGTGGACCTGATCGGATCGCCGGACCTCGCCATGAAGCCCGAGGTGGCGGCCGACATCATGGTCATGGGTATGCGGGATGGCTGGTTCACCGGCCGCAAGCTATCGGACGACATCCCGGCCAGCGGGTCGGCTACCGCTGCTCAGTTTCAGGCATCGCGCGACATCATCAACGGCTCCGACAAGGCAGCCAAGATCGCGACCGAGGCGGTAGAGTTCCAGGCCGCGTTGATGGCGGGAGGGTGGGCGTGAAGGAACGTGAGGCCTTAATCGCGTTTTGCTGCCTCTTGGGCGCTATCTGCTACCTAGCGACCGTGGCGGCCGTTCTGGCGGCGCAGGGCAAGTACGCGGAGGCGCTGGGCTTCGGCGGGATCACGACGGGGCTTGTCGGCGTGCTGGGCACGTTCAAGCCGCGGAACACGCCGGTATCGGTTGAGCCTGAGAAGGCCGACAGCGCGGCTATCGGGCGGGTGGTGTGATGCTGCGGGCCGGGCTTGATACCGGCTACTGCCTGCTAAGGCGGGCTCCTCTTGGTCCGGCACCCGCTGTCGTCAGCCTCGTCAAACGAACCGCTCCTTCGCGGTCGCCGCAGCCCTCGAAAGGTAGCACCATGCTAGCCAAACTCAAGTCCGTTCTACGTCGCGTCTGGCGGTGGCGGTCCGCGATCACCGGAAGGTACGTCAGCCGCACCTACGCTGAGGCGCATCCGGAGACGACTACGCGGGAGCGGGTGAGGTGAGGGACAGTAGCGCAACTACCTTCGGGCGCCCTCACGCGGCCCAGCATGACCTCCGGCTTGAGGTTGGTCACGCCTGTTCACCTAACCCCTAAACGCGTGGCCTTTGCGCCTCAAGCAGGGTCCGCCATGAACTTGCAGGAACCTTATGATGAATGTCGGTAAGCTGGTCAAGTCCGTAGCCCGCACCGCGAAGGACAATCCCGAACTGGCGCTGATGCTCGCCGTCATCGTCGCGCCCAAGCTGGCCCGCAAGGTAGCGCCGGTGGTCGTGGCGGTGGCGAGGCGGTGAAGCGCACACGGCGCACCCACCGTGACCGCGGACAGGTCGGCATTGTCATGCGCTACCTGAATGAGCGGCGCGGCGAGGTCGTCACCAAGGATGACTTGATCCGCGCGCTCTATCCCAACCCGGACCGGGAGCCCACCCTACCCGGCGACGTTGCGCGGAAGATGCTCACGATCCTACGGTGTGAGCATGGCGTGACGATCGAAACAGTATCGGGCTGGCGGTTGCCTAAGTAGCTCTCAGACCTTCCTCTCCCGCTCTGCTAGCTCACGGCCACGCTTGATGGCGGCCAGGGCGACACGCACCCGCGACTCCCTGTCGTATTGCCCGGCGCGCACCTCCTTAGCCCACACCTGCGGCCAATCACGGTCACCAACCGTTGCTATCGCCACTTCTCGCGCTTCCAGCAGGTCCGGGTCCACCGGCTGCGGTAGCTCGGCTACGATGGCGGTTGCCTCCCGCATGGTGTAGAGGTCCCCAGACGCCATCGCGCTATCGGCACAACGTCGAACCAGCGCCACCATCCGCGCCTGTAGTTCCAGTGAGATCAACGGCTGGGAGTTCTCTGCATTTTCTGCGAATTTGTCAGGCGAGCGATTGCGGATGCGCCAAGGGCAACCGCCATGATCCTCATCAACATGAGTGCCGTCAGCGCGAAAGAATACTTGCTCGATACCATGATCGGGGTAGACTTCGTATTCCCCAGCGCTGTCAGGTCCGTCATCGTTTATAGCCCGGCGCATACTCACTACCCGACCGCTCTCATGAACGGCCTCTAATGGCTTGTTCCAATCTACAGAGGTCACGTCACGGTCTCCTGTTCGACGGGAGGGGCGGGGAGGTAGTAGAGACCAGCGACGTTGAACGCCGGGTGCGTGCTCGCCAGTCGAAACGACTTCGGCTGATCCCATTCGGCGCGGGCGAAGCTGTAGGCCCGGTTAGCATCGAAATCGTCAGCATAGCCGCCGCGGAACGAATCAAGCACCAACCGATAGCCCTCTGGCGGCCTCCAGCCGTTGGGGTCGGAGGGGGTCATGGCCGCCACGCTAACCGGCCACCTGGATATGCCGCTTCGAGAGTTCCCTCAGCTAGGGCGACCCACTTTCGCTTAGTGGCGCGTGGCGTATCCTCCCAAGGCGTTAGCCGCTTCCCGGACTGCTGAGTGTCACGCAGATGCTTCGCCGCGCGATCAATCGCAGCGTCATGATGCAGACTCACTCCCGTATCATCCATGGTATAGACTCCTTTGAGGGGGTTAGGCGGGGAGGGTGGCGGCTCGGGCGCGTAGAGCAGCGGCGGTCAGAGCTATGGCGGGCTCCCACGCATGGGCAATGCCCTCCGCGTCGTCCGGCCGCAGGAGCCAGCAGCGCCAGCGCCAGTGGTATGCGCCCTGTTGCTCGAACTCGTGGACTTTGAAGCTCTCCGGCACCAGCGTCATCGCGGCGTCGAGGGAGGCAGTAGGCCGGATCAGACAGTCGGCCGCGTGCCAGCCTAGTACGTTCATGCAGGCGCCGATTGCAGCATCTAAAGCTGCATCTGGCCCACTCGCCGCCTCGCACCGCTCCGCTAGCGCCCCCAGCGTCTCTCGGTCCGTCATCCTCACTCTCCTTGTTCTACGCGGACGGGTTGGATGAACGATCAGCGAGGATGACGCGAAGTCCGGCAGCGCGGGCACGACGCATCATATCATCTGTCCCGCGGTTGCCTGGGAAGGCTACCACGTAATCGGGCCGTCCCTCATCGATCATTCGCTGATTGCGTAGTGGACCAGCCGCGGCGCCGTATCGCTGCCATTCTGCCGCGAAGGTCAGCACCTCGCACCCGTTTGTTGCCGCCCACTCGCGCGCAAGCTTATCGGCTCCACGTGCGCCGCCTTGGATGATGACCGACCCACGAGGCAGATATAAATCATCCATCACGAGGCTTAAGGCCAACTCGCGATCATACTGCCGTCCGCCGCACACTAGGACGCGCCGCGGCTTCGCGCTATCTACCGTATCGTTCATCAAGCACCTCACGCTTGGTGGCCGCGCCCGTCGAGTTTGCCGCTCGGCGGGCGCAACTGTTTTCCACTTGACCGCCTAGCACGCAGCCTTCCGTGGCCTGTTTTCCGCGAACGGGGCGCGAACGATGGCGCAAAAGCTGTAAAACGTGGTAATTGGGGCTTAGCGACAAAGCCAGCTTTTCCGGCGATTCGATCACTTATTTTCCGCCCGGTTTCCACGGCCCCCATCCGTTCCCTGCCACTGGAGAACCGCGGCCGACGCCAATTTTCGGTTGTTGCGGCGCTTGGCGTAGTGCTCCACCATGCCGAGCGACTGGCCGGATATGGCCGCCGTCTGAGCCGTCGAGCACCCCGCCTCTAGAAGGGCGATAACCGCGTTCTTTCGCAATCCGTGCGGCACGATCTTGTGCCCTCGCGCAGCCGCCCATTTCTGTAGCCGGCGACGTACCGTCTCGTGGTGGATTGGGCGACCGCGCTTCCCTGGTAGGATTGTCAGCGCCTCTTTAGGCGTCGCGTCGAGAATGGCGGCAAGGTGCGCGTGAAGCCGGATATCCAGCTCATTCCCGGTTTTGTCCTGGCGGACATACAGGGACCCGTGCCGGATGTCGTTCCACCGCATCCGGCACACGTCGCCGATCCGCTGCGCCGTGTAGTAGAGCAGGGCGACGGGCAACTGCACCTCCGGGTCTGTCAGCGCGTCCTCTAGGAGCGGCAGCGGCCATGGTTCATGCTCCGCCCCGCTGCCTTCCATCTCCTCAACGCCGTCGCAGGGTGACGTTTCGATCCAGTCCTTCGACAGGGCGAGCGCGAACAAGTTCCGCAAAACGCCAAGCGCCATGTTCGCCGCACCAGGACGGTCGGTCATCTTGTCCAGCAAGGCGCGCACGTCTCGACGCTCCACCTGATCTACGGGCGCCTCGCCCATCTCGCTCGCGATGCGACGCAGGTAAATGCCGTAGGTTTTCTGCGTGGACTGACTACGCTTCGTGTATCGGGGATCGCGCTCGTACAGGTCGATCAGGGCGGCCATGGTCGGCAGCACGACCACGTTGGCGCGGGCCGTGCGCCCGGCCAGCATACCGGCATAGGCGCGGGCGAACGCGGGATCGTTGCGTGACGGCAAGCGGTTCAGTAACTCACGCCCGTCCACCAGCCTGCCGGTCCGAAAATACTCGTAGGTCCGCAACCCCCGACGCACGGTCTTAATATGGGGCAGGGGACCGGATACCCGCCTAGCCATACAGCTTGGCAGCCGATCGCCAGTCGTTGCCGCCGTCGCCTGACAGGCGGCCTAGATGCTCGTCTATGGCCGCGCGGCTCCAATGCTCGCTGTTGCCGAGCTTGAAGGGCAGGGGGAGGCGACCAGCGCCAACCTCGCGCTCGAACTCAGGCACGCTCAGATCGCAATAAAGGGCAGCCGTTCCGCGCTTCATCGTGCGAGGCCAATCAGGCGCCATCTCGCCCCTACCCCTCACCAGCGGCACGGATGGTCTCGGAATGGTTGGGATTCCCAACCTTTTCTCCGGCGGCGGCGGGACTGATTTCCTCTGCGCTGCTTTTTGCCGCTAAGTCTCTGGCATCATTGCCCAAACCACTGATTTCCTCGGTGGCGGCGGGAAGGGCACGGATGGCGGCGGCCGAGAAGATGCAGGCGTCCTTCTGCCCCATGCGGTACAGCCTGTCGGTTTGTGTCTTGACGGCTTCTTGCCCGTAGCGATAGCAACCCGCCTCACCGTCTAGGAAAGCGGCCGCCTCCTCCCGCCCGGCCGCGCGCTGCTGGGCTGCGGACGAGGTAAGCTCCATCAGCTTCGGCAGCATCTCGTTGACCCACACCTGCGACGGGCTGACGGCACGCGCGTTGATGCCGAGTAACTTGCCGAGATGGTAAAAGGCGGCGACATAGCCGTCGTTCTTCGGCTGCTGGGCTGCCACCTCGGCGGCGTAGGCGAGCACTACGTCTGCCAGCGCGTCGATCTCGCGGCGATCCAGCCGGTCAACCAGCGGGTCGCCGTCCCATGCGCCTTCGACGGTCGCCAGCAGTTCAAGTGCTCGGATGCGAGACTTAGTCACCGATCTACTCCCGAAGCATTGCGGGCAGTTACCCGTACAGCCTTTTCAGCAACACGGGGCCGAGCACGGCGACACTCCCTACAGATGCGATACCCAAGCCTACTGGTGTAAGTGTTGGCCGAGGTGAACTGATGCCCACGGTCGCAGTGCGTCTTTCTACCCTGCACGTTTCGTACGCCGCGCACGCGCGGATCGTGCTTCACGTGACAGAGATAGCACAGCCATTCGACGACAAGCGGCTTATCGTAGCCAGCATAATGATGAGCGTGGATGCGACTACGCCCATCACTGCCCGGCCCCGGATCACTACCGCATTCGGAGCAGAGCGCCGGGCGCACAAGCCTTCCTGCCTCGATGGCACGCCGAACAGCGGTTCTGGCTCGCGCCCGCTCGACGCCGTTCTCCGCCAGCACCTCTCGGGCTCGTTCGATGGTCATGGGCGGACTCTCCAATCACGCTCGTTTTCGTCCGCGAACCAGCAGTTAGGCGGGGCTCCCCAGAAAAGCGGAGTGATTTGCTCGCTGGTATAGCCGGCCAGACCGCACCCTATGGGGGTGACCTGAAACAGGAGTTCGGGATTATCGTCGGCATATTGGACGAACTGGCGGACGTACCGCCCAATCTCGTCTAATGCCAAGGTGCGAAGAGCGCTGTCTTTGGTCGGTATAGCATAAGCATTGCCGGTCCGGCCTTCGCCCACACCATATCGCGCGCCCCGCTGCTTGAGGGCGAACTTAGCCGCTCCGGCGCCATGGCGGCCCGCCAGATTGCTACCGAACACAAATACAGGATCACTCTCGCTCACCGGCCATCCTCCTGCGGGGTGGGGCTGGGTGCCCCGAGATTCCGGGGGACCTCCCCGTCAGGCGAGAGGGCGGCGACAAGCAAGGCCACGTCATCGAACCTCAGTTCCGGCCCTACTTCGCCTAGGCCGAGCGGAACGTCGTTCTCAGCCAGCCACTTCCTGACACGCCCGAGTGCGTTGTGGAGATCCCCCACCCCACCAGGGGCGTCGGGCTCGGTGCCGGTGGCGGGGAGGGCCTTCGGTTCGCTCATGCGGCTTCTCCGGAATGCGGAAGGCGACTACCTCGTGTCCGGCGATTGTAAGCGCGCGCTTGTTGCCGGTAGCATATGGCGCATTCACGCCAGCCTTTCAGAAGGGAAGTCCTGCGTAGATTGCCATCAACCAAGGCGTGACCGCGTGGACAGTGCGTTTTCTGCGCGTTCTTGGCGGTAGGCCCTTCTCCGCGTAGAGTGTTGATCTGCGGAGTTACTGGCTGCAAGTGCGCAGGATTAACGCAGCACGGGTTTCTACATAGATGGTCCAGTACCATTCCAACTGGAACGGGATGAACCTTCTCTTCGTAAGATATGCGATGCGCTGGCGTGCTACGTCCAGCGCGCATTACGTAGCCATAACCGCTAATTGCTCCGCGAGGTTCGCGGCGGCTACCTTGCCACTCCCAACACTCGTCAGGACCTCTGATAGCCACCTTTAACCAGAAATCTTCAGAGGTCATGCCGACCTCCCACCGCGAGCATGGCGGACCAGACCTGCGTCACCTCGGCTGCACTACCGACCGGATCGGAAGCACCGTAAGGGAGGTACGGCATAGCCGCCGCTACCATAGGCCCGGTTGGCACCTCCGGCACCAGCACGTAGCCGGGAGGAACGGTCGCCGCCCCGCCGTCCTGGGCAGGGGCGTTCTCCAACTCGCGGCGCACGACATCGAAGGTCGCGACGACGGCCTTGCCGCAGACAGCGCACGGGTTGTTCTCGCCAGAAGGCCGGCCCTCGCACGCAACACAAGATGGCGCGCCTGGCTCTGGCGTGGGGCGGGCTAGGGCGGCTGTCCGGTCGGCCGAGTGGGTCGTACGCTCGGTCAATCGAACTAGAGTCGCGTCAGCCGGTTGCCGCTTCCAGAACGCAGCGGCCTTGTCCAAGGTCGCGAACGACTGCCGCCCCGTCATCGGCTTAGGATGGGCCGGCGGGCGAGCCGCGCCTATCCATTCCAACTCGAAAGCCTTGTCGCCGTCCCTCCCGCTCCCGTCGAGAGCGGACGCGGTGAGGCGGGCGCTTGGAGGCGCAGGCGGGTATCGCCAATGCGTAGCCCCGTGCAGTTCGTCCCCGACGTTTGCGCACGCCTCACGCCACCCTTCACGGTCGCTGCCGGCAAGGTTGTCGCGCCACATCGCCCAATATGCTAGGCATACTTCGGCCGACAGGTTCTCGCCCCAGAGTAGAACCGTTGAGCCGTCTCGCGGCGCCATTTCGATTGTCCGCCAGCCTTCCCGGCCGGTAGCGAGCGCCGCAACGATGCGGTCGCCATGCTGGTGCATGAACAGCGCGAGCTGGGCGATAGGGCCATCCTCGGGTACTAGGTCGAACTCGCGCCCGCGTGCCGCATCGTGAAGCGCGGCCACCTCGGCGCGCAGCGCTTCATGCTCTGCCTCCATCATGCTCTGCCCTCCGCAATCTCACGCTGAATAGCCAAGCCAAGTGGCGTCAGCCGGTATTGCAACTGCCCGTAAATGCGGCAGCGATGTGCGAAGCCCGGCGCATAGGCGTGATAGCAAACCGGGTTGTACGGCTGATCGTTCTGCCATTCCGCAACAGCACGGCGGGCCTCGCGGGACAGGTTAAGCAGCGCGATCTTTAGGGTAGCAGCGTCCGGCGGCGCGAAATCACGATCATGCCGGTACGAGCCAACAGGTGGATACTTCGGGAAGTGGTCCACCTGCTCCACGGCCATCGCCTCCGTGGGGGCGGGGGTGGTGGGAACGGTCATGCGAGTACCTGGACAGCGATAGCCGCCTTGATGTCGCGGTAGTTCATTTCGCCGAAGCGGAAGCCGCTGCGGACCTTGGCGCGACCACCCGGCAGTGTCTCGTACACGGTCCACGTCCGACCGTTCGGGTTGGTCCACGAGGTGCCGATGGTGATGCCAGACTTGTTCACGCTCTTGCCTCCGAAAGACATATGCCGTAATTAGAGCATATGGCTTTCCCGTCAAGCGAAAAGCATATGCCGAATATATCGACAGCAGCGGGCGCGCCCGCTACGCCGCGCCGCGTGGGTCGGAAGATGGAGTATCCGGAGAAGCGGGAGGCCGCGTTTGCGTCCGGCACGCTGGCGCGCGTCCAGGCCGTCCTGCGCGACGGAGAGACGCAGGTGGCATTTTTCCGTGCTGCCATCGAGCGCGAGCTACAGCGCCGCGAGGGAGCGTAGGTCATCACCCCTCTCCCGACTGTGCGCGGGCGCGGGCTCGGGTGTTCCAAGCTGCCTGTGTCAGCTCGATGTAGCCGTGGTTGTTGACACACGATGCCATCGGCACCCGCCCTTGCCGCAACCAGGTGATCGGCATCCGGCCACAGAAAGGGCACGCCAGCAGACCGCCCTCTTCCACGGGGGCGGCGGTCACTCTCCCGACTCCCAATAGCTGTAGTCGCTTTCTGCACACTCTTCCGGGGAAAGGCCGAAATCGTCCTCGTAGTAGCTGGGTGCGGTCTCGAGGGCGTAGGGTTCAACCGGCTCGCCCTCGCCATCGGTAGGCCCGGCAAGCTCAAGCAAGCGGGCCACGAACCGCTCGCAGAACTGCTCCCGCGTCAGCTCCCCCACCTCCCCGGCGCGCGCGTTGGCTTGGGCGGTCACGAGAGGCGTCCTTCCGCCTTGGCGATGGCGGCCTTGCCGACCTCATAGGCCTTGCGGGCTTCGGCTATCATGTTCTGATCGCCTTCCACCTTCCGGTTGCTCGCGGCGTCGGGCGAGAGGAAGTAGAACCACAGGAACTCGACAGCGTTGTGCAGCGCGCTATGCTCGTCCGGTGCGGCGGAGATCAGGCGGGCGTTAGCCTCAATCTCGCCGGTGGACCGATGGGATGAGGCGACTCGCGCAACCGCTAGATAGCGATCGCCGCCTTCGCGGATGAACCACCCCGCCTCGGGCTCGTAGTCGAAACCGGACGAACGCCACGGCCCCGGCGTATGCGCCACGCGCACCTCGTCACCCACGCGGTCCGCCCGCGCGTCGTTATTGTCCATGGTCGGGGGCTCCTGAGAATTGCGAACGAGCAAACGGGTGTTGCTCAATATATACGCGGCGATTGTACCGCCGGTTATGTTCCTGCTGGCAGATGCGGCACTTGCGGCTTCCACGCGTGACGCAGAGATTGCTGCCGGCTAGCTCATGGCCGCGCTTGCAGTGCGTCTTACTGGCGTTAACCGCCGTCCAACTGGCGCTGTTCTCAAGCGCGTTAGTCTTCTGGCTTACCTGCCGAAGGTGAGCAGGGTTGACGCATCGCCTGTTCCGGCAGGTATGGTCAATGACCAAGCCCTGCGCCAGCACGCCGCCATGCACCACGAAGCTGATACGGTGGGCGAGGGCATTGCTGCCGGTGGGCGTCGTCGTGCGACCGTAACCGTTTGGCGAGATGAACCCGGTCCACTCCCAGCATTCATCTGCGCCCGCTCGGTTGACCTTGCGCCAGAAACGCTCCTCAACCGAGCCGTTCTTCCGCTCTTGCTTGACGTAGCTGGCAGTCAGCCAGGAGGCCGACGTTGACGCGACCATTTACCCATTCTCCCGGTGGAGGAGGTAGGTGCGGAGGGCCTTGCCGACTGGCGTAAGCTCGCAGACGTAGCCGTACAGGCGTCGGACGATCCTGAGGGCGTCAAAGCCATAAGTCGCCACGTTCCAGCGACCCTCGACCAACGCTAGGCGCTGCTCAGGGCTAAGTTTTGCCGCCAGCGCCTCGATCTCCGCGTCAGGGAGCAGATCGGTGGGGGCTGGCCGAACCCAACTGTCGCACTGACCCGGCCGAGCATCTATGCGGTCTATATGACCGTCCTTGATGTGGCCGCAGTCAGCGCACGGCACGGCGCCATCCGCCACCCCCCGTCCCTCAACGGGTGAGACGATAGGGGATGTCACAGGGAGGGGTCCCGTGCTGGCGGGGTGGGAAGGGGATGCCAGTAGGCGGCGCAGGTTTCGTGCTCCGCCTCCCCTATGTCCATTTCCCATGAGGGCGCTGACCACGATGGGGCGAACCACCAACCGAGCAACACCAGTTCATCCCGCGGCGCTGTCTCAATCGGCTGCCAGCCCATGTCCCGCTGAGCAGCGAAGCTCTCCAGCGCCGCACGGATTTCCTGAGCACCCTCCGGGCTGAACTTGATCGGGATGTTGCGGAACGCCTCGTTGAGGAAAGCGGCGAACGCTTCGTCGGTTACGACCTTCACTCCGCCCTTCCCTTCGAGAGAGCGGCGCGGGCGGCGATCCCAGCAGCCGTGTTGTTGCCAGCCGCTATCCGCTCCAACACCTCCCGCAACCCCGCTTCCCTCTCCTGCGATGCCGCAAGGGCCGCCTGCGATGCCGTGGCCGCGTGCGCGATCAGGTTGAGGGCAATGTGCGAAGGGACGCTGACTTGATGCCCGTCGCGAAGCGCTGTTGCATCCCAATCGCGGTCCGCCTTCCGCAGCTCTGCCACCAGCCCGGCGCGCGCATCTTCCCACGCCGGGCTGCCGGGATCGACCAACAGTCCGCGCAGCCGCTCTACCTCCGCCTGCGCTTCCTCTAGGCGGAGGAGGAGGGGTTCGAGCGCGTTGACGGCGGCGACGATCAGGGCAGCGTTGGCCTTGTCTGCGTCGCTGCAACGCTGCCAGTAAGGCGTGCCGGTAGTATCGGCGATAGTGCGGCCGGGGGCATGTATGCTAGTCACGCTATCGCCAAGACGCGTCTGCCATTCGCCCGGCGTCGCATTCGCCAGCAGCCCCCTCAGAGCAGCTACATTCACGGTGTCGGTCATGCGGCACTCCGAAGATCAGGGTGGGGCTCCGACCAGCGCACGCCGTGCTGCCCACCGTAGGCGTAGATCGCCTCGATAAGGTCGGAGAACTCGGCTTTGCGGAGCCGGGAGGACTTGAAGCCGAGCGGCACGACACCTTGACCGTCCAGCGTCGGCTCGAAGCTGCACTTAAAGCCCGCCTCGTGCATGAACAGGGCCTTCCACGCCTCGGTGGACAGCACCCGGCCGCACGGCTTGGCGCGGGCCACGTCGGACAGCATCGCGTGCATCTTGGCGTTTTGATCCAGCGTGCGGGCGGCTTCAGCGATGTTCACCACCGCCCCGGCCGGCGCCGCGTCGATCAGACGCTTCGCGAGGTGCCGCTGCACGTCGCCTGCGAGGATGACGGTTTGACCCTTAGCCATGAGCCGCCTCCATCATTTGAGACTGTCGCCAGAGCGCGTTTGCTACCTCCAGCAGGTCAATGCCGTAGGTGGCCGTGAACCCCGCGTGGCCCAGCGCCTCGACACTCTCGTGCGGGCCGAACTGGATCATGTGGTGACGCGGGCAGAGCGGCGCTGTCCGGCTATGGACGCGCGCGAGCCGCTGGTGGCCGTCGCTGGTGACGTGGTGGATCGTAGGCTCCGAGCCGCAAACGAGGCAGCCCATGGCCGCTAGCCGGCCCAAGTGGCGGCGCTCGACGGCCGTGGTCGCCTTGCGACGAGAGGGGCGCATGGGCTTGCTGCGGGTGAGCGTGGCGGTGCGGGCGAGCATCAGGCCGCCTCCCGGTCTTGGGTCAGGCGGTTAGTGAGGTTCCTGCGCAACGCCTCGAACCGGGCCGCCGGCAACTCGCGTAACGAAGGCACGCTGTAGTGCCGGCAAATCGCCGCCGCGTCGCTACCCGTCTGACTGACAAGCGTCGTCAGTTCAGACCACTGGTGGCCATCTACCACGGCCGCATTGGCAGCCGCTGGGAGCGGAGAAGAGACGGCGGTTGGACGGCTACCGAGTGCGTCACGTAGCTTACGCTCGCCAGCGGTGGTCCACTTCTTCCAATGCTTTTTGCCGTTGCGCTCGTAGGTCTCGCATTCGGCCCACACGGCGTCTAGATCATAGAGGTAGCGCCCGACGCCCCACTTCACAGCCGCGCGCTTGAAAGCGTCGCTCAGGCCGCCCTTGGCTCCCTCAACGTCCGTATCGCCGGCCCCGTCCGCCTTGCTCACCCAAGCGTCGCCGATGCGTATTGCGATGGTGCCGATCACCCGACCCTTGGCCGTTTCAGCGTAGCTATCCGACCAGTTCTCGGGGCCGCACACCTCGTCCAAACGGCGCATCACGTCGCGAGCGTCGATGTACGCCAAGGCCATGGCGGAGTTGCCGGCCTGATTTAGTGTCTGTGCGCGCCAGCTAACGGCATCTGCCGGAAAAGGGGCGGCGAGGGCGGCAGCGTCGAAGCTCACTTGCGCCTCACGGTGAGAGAGGGAACAGGAGCCGTGCGGACCAGCCAGTTCGGCAGATCGTCGGCGTTCTCGTAGGCGGCGTTGATCGCGCGCTTGTCCGGCGTGCGCTTCACCACCTGGAACTGATCGGGCACCGCGTCGTCGGACACGATGGACAGCTTGGGCTTGCCGTCGCTGACGCTCAGAGTGGCTTCGGGAAGTTGGACCTTCGGCAGCCCGGTCGCGCGGATCACGGCGGCCATGCCGTTGCGAAGCTGCGCGATACGCCCCTCGCAACGATCCCGGCGAGCCTTGCGGGCGTCCATCTGCTCAGTCAGCGCTGCCTTGTCGCCTTCCTCGCGCTCAACAGCGTTCAGGAGCCGGCGCAGCACCTCGTGAGCGTCGGTCTCGCCTTCCAGCATATCGGCCAACAAGCGGTCGTCGTCAGCTTCGTCAGCGAGCGTGAGGCGCACGGCCTCAATCTGTGCCAGGGTGAGGTCAAGCAGCATCGGCCACCTCCCGTGCCTGAACGATGATCGCGCGGACGCGCCGTCGATAGAACGACAGGTCGCTGTGGCGAACGCGCCAGTAGTGGCGGACCATGGTGGCAAGGGGCGCCATGCCGTAGCCGGTGCCGACCTGAACGGATGCGAGTGCGGTCATGCCAGCGCCTCGCGCAGCCAAGCCACGGCGGGCACCACCAGCTCCATCGCCACCGCGTAGAGGATCACCCCCATGCAAAGGGCGCTGGCAAGGAAGACCAGCCCGACAGTGAGCAACTTGAAAGCGTGCGTGTCGGTGAAGTCGCGGCGGTCGCTAGCAAGAGGCGCTGATGCTCGATGCCACCCACTGTCCGTCACCGAGCCGTGCTTGATGCCGCTGGCAGTGACGTGCTGCGGCTGGGCAGGGGTGACGCGGTGCGTGTTGGTGCGGATCAGGGGCGCGCTCACAGCCCGCGCCCCATGAAGGCGCCCAGACGCTCGATGCGCTGGCCGATGTGGGCGATGGCGGCGTTCAGTTCGCGCTCGCGCTGCAAGTCGTCCTTGGCGCGGCAAATCTCGTCGTCGGCGCGGCGCAGCAACTCCGTGAACCGATCCTCGGCGCGGCGCTGATAGCCGTCCGTCTGCTCATCGCACGACGGGCAGTAGCAGCGGGCGAAGCTGCGCTCGGTGTCGCACCCGTAGCAGAAGAAGGGCTCGCTCGCGTCGTCCACGCTGCGCTGCCACTGACGAGCGCGCGTACCCTGGGGGATCGGATCGGGCTGGATGGGGGTGAAGGCGTTCATGCCGCCGCCTCGCCGAACTGCAGATCAGTGTTCGCGCCGACGACCTTCTCGATACATAACAGAGAATAGGCCGCAGCAGTTTCACGAACTCGAACGGCGCTTGCTCGATGCCGAGGATGGTAGAACACCTCAGGCTTGAGCCCGTCCTTAGCCATATGGCCGAGGACGCCATCCTTTACAGCGGCCCGAAGGTCGGCTCGTACTCTGGCAGGCACCTTACCATTGATGGTCCGAGTGCCGGAGGAGAGTATCTGGGCTACGTTCGGCCCGTAGGCGTCGCTGTAGCCATTCGCGCTGACTTCTCGTGCCATCGGTGCCTCCTGCCCTGGGGTAGGGCGATGGAGGCAAGCTAGGCGTGTGTGCCTACATGGTCAAGCGCTATTTAGGCGCGCGTGCCTATATTTTTGGGAACGCCGCTTTCGCGCAGTTATGGAACCGGCGATGAAAAGCGGTGGTGGTGAGCGTTTCGCGGACGCCACGCAGATAGTCCGCTTCCGTATCGGTGACCTCTCCCTGCTTCACGCCCTGCTGATATGCAGTACCGCGCTGCAACTTGCATTCCAGCATAGATGCGTTGACAGCCTCACTCACCGGTCCATCGAGCGGGGCGTACCTAGTTAAGAAGTACATTTCGCACTGGGCCGCATTGTCTGATAGCTGAGCGGCTGTAGTTGCGTTTGCAAAGATTACGCCGCTGCTGAAAGTCGGGCAAGCTGGATCATCCGGCCTATCGCATCCGCTTAGTAGGCAAGCCGCTACTACGACAGCAATTCGGACCACGGCATCACCCTATCAACGCGCACAACCTCCTCCATATCGACGCGGAAGATAATTGCGGGCGTGTATTGTTCCAACTCAATATATGTGGAAGTACGACGCACCAACCGCTTGACCAGTACGGCCCTCGCCGCTTCCCCATCGTCCTGGTCATCGTGCGGCCGGAGGTACACTACTACGTCCTCGCCGTTACGAAGGCGGCCGTTCGGATCGATAACAATGGTTTCGCCGTCCATGTGTCGCGGCTCCATTGATGATCCCGACACGATCAGGCCGTAGGCTGTAGGCTTGTCATTGAGCAGTACCGGTCGCTTAACATACTCTACCACCTCTGCTTTGTTCAGCGTCACTTGCTCGATTGCCTCGCCGTCCACCCGGCGGGCGGCACCGAGCGCAGTCCCGTAGATCGGGAGATTGCCTTGTGGCGATTGTAGCGAGGCGCCTTCGAACTTGAACGGTGCGCCGTTCGCGGCCGGCATCGTCGCGAACCCCGGAAAGGTCGGGAAGCGCTCTCGCAGGGCGGCAAGGGTAGTGCGCGACATACGGCCCTTAGCGGTCCCGGCTGCGTAGCGGTTGAGCGTCGTGTTCGGCTTCCCAATCTCGCGGGATGCCTGGTTCACGTTCAGACCAGTCCAGGCCAGTAGCTCGCGGACCAGCTTCACATCGTCGTTAGGTGTTGTCACCCGCCGAAACATGGCAGGCGTGCCTATTTTTGTCGCTAAGCAAGTCTGCCCTTGCATCTAGGCGCGCGTGCCTACATAATGCCTAGGTATGGACCAGGGTGACCCGATCGACCTGCTATTCGCTCGCGCGAGGCAGCACAACGTTTCGATGGCCGCGATTTGTCGCGCCGCTGAAATCGATCCGACGACGCCGAGCCGGTGGAAGCGGAAGAAGAATGGAGCCACGGTTGATCGCGTCGTCCGACTGAACGCCGCTTTGGACGCGATCTTGTCAGCCGCGCCGGAAGTCCTCTCGCGAAGCATCGCCGCATGACGCGCCCGGTCACTGATCCCCGCGTCGTCGCGGCCCTGCGCGCTCACGGCCACCGGACGGTGGCAGAAACAGATGCGGCGCGATCATCCGTCGCATGACGTGGCACACCCCCCTCCGCGCGTCCGCCGTCGCCCAGCACGATGCCTGCCGGCAAGTCATCGACCGCGTTGGCCTGCTCTCGCGACCGGCGCGCCCATTCCTCACACCAGAACGCGATCAGCAGACCGCGGGCGTAGCGCAGCCTCAGGGCTTTCGGCGCCGTCCGCCAGTCGGGTTGGTCGATCATCACGGGAGCGTCACTAGGTGACTACTGCACCGCAGTTCCACGGCCGCAACATTACGTATTCCGCGTCAAAGGCGGTCGAGGTGATCGGCGACAGCCTCTCGACCATCAAGCGGGAGGACGGCGCCACCTGGGCGGACATAGGCCGCGAGCTGGGCAAGAGCGACGACCGGGCCGCCTCCTACGGCGCCGGGCTAGCGGATATGCCCGTGAGCGCCTTCCTGCGCGGCCTCAAACGGTGGAACGGCCGGCTCGGCAACGCCGTGTTCGCCTACATCGGCTTCCGTCTGGAACCGATATTCCACGAGGAATGCTCCGATCCGGATAAGCTGACCCGTGTGCTGCGGCTAGCGCATCTCATCAGCGCGGCGCTCGGCGACGACCGCACCCCCGGCGTCATTGACGACGACGAGTTGGACGCGATCCAGGATCGAGACTTGGACGAGGCGGAGCGGTCTATCCAGGCGATCCGCGCGCGCAAATGCCGCCGCATTCAGCAGCTTCGCGAGGTGGGCGCGTGAGCGGTGCCACGCACCAGCGTCGCGGCACACCAACGCTGCTGGCCGATCAGCTAGTCGCTTGGAAGCTGTTTCGCGCAGGTGAGTCCGTCGATGAGACGGCGCGTCGTCTAGGCCGGTATCCCGCCGAAGCTCGCGCTATCCTCTGGGGTCGCCCATGATTCTCGCCGGCCGCGCCATGCCCGACAGCGTGGGCGAGGTCATCATTGAGGTGGCCCGCAAGCACGGGCTTCCGGCCGCGCAGGTGTTGGGTGACAGCCGACGCCGTCCGTATTTCGTCGCTCGCCGGGAGGCTATGATCGAGCTGGACGGGCGCGGCTTCAGTTCGCCGATGATCGGCAATTGGTTCGGCCGCAATCACACCACGGTCCTCGCGGCGCTGCGACGCACGCGGCGAGCCCTGCCCAATTGGGAGGCGCCTTGGCGCCGGGAGCAATCCGGAATGATGATCGAACTACCGTGGCCCCCGGCATCGCTGTCGGGGCACGCCAAAGGCGCGTCCATGTACCACCACGCGGCGGTCACGAAGCGTCATCGGGAACTGGCCGCCAAGGCCACACAGGCTAGTGGCGCGAAGATCACCTGGGACGGTGATGTGCGGGCCGTGGTGACCTTCTACCCGCCCGACAGGCGCGGCGACCGGGTCAACTATCCCAATCGCATGAAGCCGGCTTGGGACGGCATCGCGGACGCGCTGGGCATCAACGACCGCCGGTTCCTACCGGTGTTCCAGTTCGCGGAGCCGGTTGAGCATCCGCGCATCGTCGTCGTCATTGATGGGCCGGTGCGCGGGTGATGCCCAACCCCGGCCATTGTCCAGACTTTGCCCGTGGCAAGCGCGTCCGCGTCGTCCTGGCGAACGGCCAGCGTTATGGCGACCACCCCGTCAACGCGGTCGTACCCGCTGGCTGGGCCGCTGACGGCTCCAACGGCTGTCGTTGGAGCCGTAGCGGGCATCCTTTCGACATAGCCGAGTACGAGGTGATCGCGTGAGTATGGACTGGTTCCGCACGCATCACGGCGCTCCCACCGATCCCAAGTGGCTGTTGGTCGCCAAGCGCGCCAACGTCAGACCCATCCACGTCATCGGCGTGTGGTGGGCCCTTCTCGACTACGCCTCCCAACACCCCGATCGTGGAACCATCGACGGGTTCGATGCTGAAACGTTCGCGCTGTTCGCTGGGCTGGACGAGGAGCATGTGTCACGCATTGTCACAACGCTGCGTGACAAGTCACTCATTGTCGGAAATCGCATCGCCCAATGGGAGAAGCGACAGCCGAAACGTGAGGACGGTGGCGCTGCTGAGCGGCAGCGGCGGCACCGGGCAAATAAGCCTAAAACCGGCGGAAATCCGCCAAATGGCGGTGGCGGCGACACCCCTGACAGCACCGGCAATGCCGAACGTCACGCAATGTCACGCGATGTCACGCCAGATAAGAGAAGAGTAGATAAGAAAGAAGGTTCCGTAGCTAACGCTACGGGCACTGTCGTGCCGCATCCCGCAGCAGATTTCTGCAAAGCGATCTTTGACAGCGGCGTGGCTCTCCTCGTGAACGCCGGGTGCAAGGCTGCGCCTGCCCGCTCGTTCCTTGGACGCCTCCGCGCCGACCTCAAGGACGACCCGGCTATGCTCACGATCCTGAAAGCCGCCGAAATTGAGCAACCTAGCGACCCGAAAGCATGGCTGACGGCCGCAGTGGAGACACGCAATGGAACGAGAACACGACGATCCAACTCCGGAGAGTCCGCGACAGGGCTTGGCCGTACAGGGGACGCGCTCGCTGACTTTGTCCGAGAGACGACGGACCCCCACGCCGGCAGAGTTCGCGATGGAGATTGGCCCGCTCCTGACGCTCACCGCGCCCTCGGGTATGGCGGCTGAGGAACGAAAGCTGTGGCTACATGCAGCCTTCGCAGCGTTAAGCGACCTGGAGCTTGGGCAGCTTCGCGACGGGGCGCAGGCGGCGATGCGACAGGTGGATCACCCGTCGCGCATCGTGCCCGCTATCCGCAAGTCGTTGGAGGGGCGGTACAAGCCGTACCCGATCACGATCGCATGACCAGCGAGCGCAACGGCGACGGGCTGTGGGCGGTGGTGCGGTGAGCGCCGTTACCCGAGAGACGACGGTGCAGTTGCACGGGGCCGCCGATCAGGTCGTGGAGACCTTCGACAACTGGGAGGGCATGGGGCTGCTGCGCGTCCGCTTCGGCGCCCATGACGGCACTGGCAAGATTGCGTGGTCGGAGGGCGATCATGTCGTGGATCGCGAGATGGCGCGTGCGCTCGCCAGTGTTCTACTCGCCTATGCAGACAGCGAGGTTGAGGCATGACCGAGGATCACGACCCCGGCCTAGTGGAAGCTGTGGCGAATGCTTTGGAGGAGGTCATGCTTAGGTGGGGCATTGATTGGAGCTTTGCCGAGCTAGACATGGCCCGCGCCGCCATCACCACCATCCGTCAGTACGACACAGAGAAGGGGAGGGGATGATGGATCACCCGAAGCAGCGTCCCGGCCAGTCGCTCGCCGATCATCAGGCGGAGGTCGCAGCATGGTTGGGCTATAGCGATGCCGACGCCATGAACGCTGAGCATGATCGCTGGCACCTGATGCTGGCGCGATGGTTGGGGATACGCTCGCAGTCGCTTCGGGAGGCAGATGGTGAAACGCTGAGCGACACCGAACAGCGGCTTGCCTGGATGGAAGAGAACGCCGTGCTGGCCGTGCAGCGGTTGCATCGTCACGCGGTATGCAGGGTGAATTAGATGGGACGGCCCGTCCTTCCCGCGCCCGATGGCTTTGAGGAGGTGTTCGTGCGTCTCGGGTGGGAGGCGAAGGAAGCGCTCGGAATGCGGACGCCCCGGTTTCGCCGGCTGGTAGACGAACAGGGCGAGGCATTGAAGTTGCGGCGGCGAAACTACGTGCTGGGCAATCGTCGTAATCGCGGAGTTACGTCCCTAAAACTCGCGTGATCCGTGGTGTAGATGGTTTGGCGCTATGGCACGCGCTAATCGACAGACTGCCGGTGAAGAGACGGGCAAGGCGCGTTCGCTTGCCAACCTGACGGGGGGGTCTCGTAAGGGCATTCCCAACAAGACGACGACGCAGCTCAAGGAAGCTATTCTAGCAGCGGCTGAGAAGGCTGGCGGTGAAGATGGGCTGATTGGCTACCTCGTTACGCAGGCTGAGCAGAACCCACAGTCGTTCCTTTCGCTGCTCGGCAAGGTGCTGCCGCTTCAAGTCGCCGGGGACGCTGCGAACCCAGTTGTTGTTCTCAATCGCGTCGAGATCGTGCCGCTCACGTGACGGTGCAGGTCGCCCTACCGCCGAAGCTCATTCCCGTGTTCGCGGGTGAAGCCCGCGTGCGCGGCGCCTGGGGCGGTCGGGGATCGGGCAAGACGCGCAGCTTCGCCATGATGGCGGCAATACGCGGGGCGGCTTGGGCGCAGGAAGGGCGGAGCGGCGTGATCCTCTGCGGTCGTCAGTACATGAACTCGCTGGCGGAAAGCTCGCTGGAGGAGATCAAAGCCGCGATCCGGTCCGAGGCATGGTTGTCCTCGCTGTACGAGATTGGCGAGCGGTTCGTCCGCACGCGTGATGGGCGGGTGTCGTTTCTCTTCGCTGGGCTGGACCGCAGCCTCGACAGCATCAAGTCCACCGCCCGCATTCTGCTGGCCTGGGTGGACGAGGCGGAGGCGGTGACCGAGGCTGCCTGGCAGGTGCTGATACCGACAATCCGCGAGGAAGGATCGGAACTGTGGGTGACGTGGAACCCGAAGCGCAAGGGCTCCGACACTGATAAGCGCTTTCGTGGCGAGCAAGCCGACGACGTGAAGATCATCCAGATGAACTGGCGTGACAATCCCCGCTTTCCGCTGGTTCTGGAGCGCGAACGGCGAGAGGACGCGGCGAAGCGGCCCGACGACTACGATCACGTTTGGGAGGGTGCGTACGCCACTGTCAGCACGGGCGCTTACTACGCCAAGCAGCTTACGGCGGCTCGGGCGGAAAGTCGCATCGGCATCGTAGCGCCCGACCCCTTACTGACGCTCCGCGCCGTCTGGGATATTGGCGGCACTGGTGCGAAGGCGGATGCGACTGCCATCTGGATCGTGCAGCACGTCGGCGCGGAGTTGCGTTTCCTCGACTACTACGAGGCGGTAGGCCAGCCGCTCGCCACACACGTCGGTTGGCTGCGGGATCACGGCTACGCGAAAGCGCTGTGCATCCTGCCCCACGATGGGGCGCAGCACGACAAGATCGCGCAGACGACCTACCAAGGCGCGCTCCGTGATGCGGGTTTCACCGTAGAGGTCATTCCGAACCAGGGAGCCGGCGCAGCGATGCAGCGCGTCGAGACAGCGCGCCGGCTGTTCCCGCAGATGCGGTTCGACGCTGACCGCTGCTCTGCCGGCATCGACGCACTCGGCTGGTATCACGAGCGGCGCGACGACAAGCGCGACGTTGGGCTTGGTGCTTCGCACGACTGGTCCAGTCATGGTGCCGACGCCTTCGGTCTAGCGGCCGTAGCCTACGAGCGCGTGCGGGCTGCTGCTGAGCGGGGGCAGGGCTTCACCGCGCCGGTGCCGCGCCAAGTCGGGGGGTTCAGGCGGTGAACAAGTTGGTTTTATCTAGGCATCGGGAGGCGATGCAGCGACTTCGCGTTCTCAACGCGCGACTAGAGGTAGAGGGGCCTCATCGTTTTCTGTGCGAAGAGATAGAGCAAGCCCGACTAGACTGTGACGAAGCCTTTGCAGCATTCATTGAATGCGTGTGCGAATGGCTGATCTCGTGAAGCTGCACCGCGAAGCCATGGAGCGCTTCGACGCCATCTGGGCCGTCGATGCACCCGAGCGTGCCCGTGCCTTGTTCGACCGGCGCTTCGCCACAATCCGCGGTGCACAGTGGGAAGGGCAGGGGGCGCCCGACGACGATGCGGAGGATGGAGCCGGCAGCGCGCGCATGGAGGTCCCGCGGTTCCTCAGGCCGCTACGCCGCGTGATCGGCGAGTACCGCGGTAGCAGGGTGACCGTGGACTTCCGGTCCACCAACGACGACGGCCGTGAGGCGAGCGACGACCTTGACGGTATGTACCGCGCGGACGAGGCGGACAGCCTTGGCGGTGGGCAGCTCGCGTACGACAACGCGTTCCAAGAAGGCATCAAGGGCGGCATGGGCGGGTGGCGCTACCGCTCGCGCTACGAGGACGACGAGGACGCGGACAATGAGCGCCAGCGCGTCGTCATCGAACCCATCTACGACGCCGACGCTTCGCTGTTCTTCGACCCGGCGGCCAAGGCACCCGACAAGTCGGATGCGCGCTACGCCTTCCTGACCTTCACCGTACCCCGCGCGCAGTTCGAGTCCGACTATCCCGAAGCGGATGCGGCGACGTTCGGCGATAAGCTGCCGTGGCAGTTCGACTGGGTGCGGCCGGACGATGTGACGCTCGCCGAGTACTACGTCATTGAGGACCGCTCGCGGGACCGGGTGACGCTCACGCTCAAGGCGCTGGACGGCATCGAGGCGGACAATCTGCCCGAGCCTCGCCGATATTGGCAGTCCGAATTGGACGAGGAAGAGGACGGCAAGTCGCTGCTGTCCCGCCTGCGCGATGAGGGCTGGAAGATCACTGCTCGGCGCAAGGTCAAGCGTCAGCGCGTGCGTAAGTACCTCCTGTCCGGCGCGGAAGTGCTTGAGGATAGCGGGGAAATACCAGGGGACTGCATTCCGCTGGTGCCCTACTACGCCGAGCGGTCGTACATCGACGGCGTGGAGCGCATCAGCGGTATGGTGCGCCCGGTGATCGACGCCGTGCGGATACACAACCTCGTCGTGTCGAAGCTGGCCGATGCGGCGAACGGCCCCGCCAGGCGTATCCCGGTGTTCGCGCCGGAGCAGATGGATGCGCGTATCGCGCAGGACTGGGCGGCCTATACACGCGACAATCCCGCTTTTCTGTTCGCCAAGCCTATCCGGAACGAACAGGATGGGTCCGTCATCCTCGGGCCGCAGCCGGGCACGTGGATCGAGCCTGAGCAGGTGGCGCCGACCGTAGGCGCGCTGTTCGCCGCCATGGGGCAGACGGTTGATGACCTGATGGGTGTTAACGCGGCGGCAGAGTCTGTCCCCGCGAATACGTCGGCGGCTGCCATCCAGCTAGTGCACGACCGCGGCGACGTGAACGACTTCCTATGGTCGGATAATTTCGGCATCGCCATGCAGCGGGGCGGTCGCATTTGGCTCGGCATGGCGCGCGAGCTGTACGGCGAGGCCGGGCGGCGGATGCCGGTGGTGGACAAGGCGGGCAAGCGATCCACTACGACACTGGCGCAGGCGCGATCCGACAAGGGCGGTGAGTACCGCATTAATGACCTGTCCGCCGGCCGGTGGGACGTGGTGGCCGATGTTGGTCCGGCAACGCGCACTCGACGGGACGCGGTGGTCAAGGCACAGATTGCGATGGCGCAGGCGTGCCAAGCGTCGGGCGACGCGGAGGGTGCCTTGGCGTGTCTCGGCATCGCCATGCTCAACACCGAGGGCGAGGGACTAGAGGCCGCGCAGGCGTGGTGGCACAAGCGGGGGGTCGCGGCTGGTTGGGCCGAGCCGACCGAGGAAGAAAAGGCGGAGCAGGCCAACGCCGAACCCCAGCCTGACCCGAACATGGTGCTAGCGCAGGCGCAGGTGATTGCGGCGCAGGCGGAGGTGACCAAGGCTGAGACGGGCCGCATTGAAGCGGAGACGCGCAAGATCACGGCGCAGGCGACGGCACAGAAGGCATTGGCTGATGCGGCTGCCGCGCTGGCTGGAATTGATCGCGCTGATCGAGCGCAAATCCTCGCTGAGGTGCGAGCCGAAACGGATAGCGACCGGGCCGACGAGGATCAGGCGCTCGATATGGCGCGCGCCACGATGGACATTGAACGGCACGAGGGAGGTGGCGTTGAGCGTATCTGATTTGGCGGCACGCCGATGGTCCGAGCGCGAGAGTCCGAATGACCACCAACCAGTTGCGGCGTTGCAAGCTGTGCTTCGAGACATTGAGGCCGGTAAGTTATCGCCGCGTCACATCGTCATCGTAGCGGAGTATGAGGAAGATGGCGGTTCTCGCACCGTCTACTTCCAGGCGGGCCGCGAAACTGTCTGCGGTCAGATGGGACTACTGACCCGCGCGGTGCAGATGATGGGGGAGTGCGAATAATGGCGACCCAGCTTGAGGCTCCGGCCGATGACGAACTGCTGAACGGGCAGGATGAAGGCGATGAGCAAGACCTGAACGTCAATGACGATGCGGTCGCTAGCGAGGCAGGTGAAAGCGACGGTGAGCCCACCGAGCAGGACACGATCGGCTGGGGCGACGAGGCTGTCACCGGTGTGGACGAGCCCGAGGCCGTCCGCAACCTGCGTGAGTCCATCAAGGTGCACAAGCGCGAGAAGGCCGCGCTGGAGGCCGAGAACAAGCGCCTGCGCGGTGAGGAAGCGCAAGAGCAGGCGGAACCCGATCCGGAGGATTACTGGGACAATCCCGAGGGCTTCAAAACTGCCATGCGCGCCCACGTCGAGCGGGAGCGGCAGCGCGACGAACAGCAGCAGGCGCAGCAGCGCCAGGCCGAGCGGCAGCAGCGGCGCTGGGAAGAGCAGCGCGGCGCCATGGATCGCGGGTACGAAGCTCTGACTTTCACTGGCAAGGACGCGGCGCGCACGACG